ATCAGAAAATTTTTCAACCCACTGATTATGATCTTTATATCGTTGTGTCCATTCCTTCTTGTAGACCTTTTGGCAATGTTAGCAGTCCAGTGGCTTCAAATGGGTCTCAAGTGAATCAATTCGTATCAATGTATGCGCGAGTTGATTTTGATATTATCTCAAGAGGACCTGCCGCGAGAGACCAGAAAGAATTAGTTGTATTAGCGCTCAATAGTATTTATTCTCAACAGCAACAAGATGCTTTTTCTTTTTATTTAGGAAAACTTCCTTTGACTGGGGGATTTATTAATTTATCGAATGTAGATGGAGCAGCTATTCCTTATCGATATAAGATTAGTTATGCCATGCAATATTTTACCAGTTTAAATCAATCAGTTCCTTATTATAATACTTTTACTAATCCACCTACGGTATATACGAATCCATAAAGGGGAGAATTTAAATGAGTCAAATTAATGTCAGTAACATTATCAATATTTCAGTCTCTCAATCTAACTTAGGATTGAATGCTTATAATACTTCTAATTTAGGATTATTCACAGATGAATTACCTGCAATGAGCTTTGGAAGTGCAGGATTTAAATCCTATGTAGATCCGATTAGTGTTGCGACAGATTTTGGCTCTGCTTCTAAAACAGCTCAAATGGCTGATGCAATTTTCTCTCAACAACCTAATATTTTAGCAGGCAATGGACAACTTATTGTAATTCTTTTAGGTGTTGCGACTCAAACATTAGCATTCAGTGGAGTAGCAGCATCGGGAGCATTTGTTATTGAATATAATGGAAACTCTACAACTTCTCTTCCTTATACTAGTAGTGCTTCACAAATTCAGGCAGCACTTCAATTAGTGACTGGATTACCTAATGTATCTGTAACAGGATCCATTGCATCTCAATCTCTTGTAGTAAAAATGGGAGGAGTTTATGGAGCATCGCCTGCTACATTTACTTTCCCAACAAATACTTTAGAAACATCTGGCTCAGCGTCTATAACGATTACACCTACTATTTCAACTGCAGGAGAAACGATTGGAGCAGCAATTACTCGAACTGCATCCTTAGTTCAATATTTTGGAATTATTGCAGATGAAACCATTACTGATATTGGATCAGTCGATGTGCTTGCTGCTGCTGCAATTGTACAAGCTTTAAATAAAATTGCATTTTGGGTGAGTTATGAAGCTGCTGATATTGAAGCTGATGGGGTAATTGCTGAACTTCAAACTGGATCATTCACGCAAAGCCGTGGGCTTTATTACGGTGATAATTCTGTAGTGAGTCGATATGTTGGATTGAATGCAACACTCATGATGTCTGCTTATGCAAGTCGTGGATTGTCAGTTAATTTCAGTGGATCAAATACAACAAGCACAATGAATTTGAAAACTTTGGATGGCATTCAACCTGATCCAAGCATGACTCAAACCTTATATGATGATGCAGCTACCACTGGAGCAGATATTTATCCAAGCATTCAAGGAGATCCTGCTGTTATTAGCAATGGAGCAAATGATTATTTTGATAATGTTTACAATTTGCAATGGTTTGTAGGGGCTCTTCAAATTGCTGGATATAATTATTTAGCACAAACAGGAACGAAGATTCCACAAACTGAATCTGGAATGGATGGATTTAAAGGGGCTTATCGAGCTATTTGTCAGGAAGCACGCACAAATCAATTTATAGCCCCAGGAACTTGGACGAGCCCAAGTACCTTTGGAAATCAAATATTATTTATTCAAAATATTGCTCAGCAAGGATATTATATTTATTCTCAACCAGTTTCACAACAATCCCAAACAGATCGGATGAATCGTAAAGCACCATTAGTGCAAATTGCCATTAAATATGCAGGGGCAAACCAATCAGGGGCAGTTTTAATTTTTGTAAATCAATAAAGGAGAAAATCCATGGGTGCCGTAGCGCTTTCAGGTAATGATACCATTCAAATCAATAATACCATCTTACAAGATTTAGCTGATGGAGATTGTGTTGTTTTAACATTCCCAAATGAGATTGCAGTTCCAAAAATTGGTAAAAATGGGAATGCCATTTATGGTTTAAATACAACTGGGCAGATGAGTGAGGTGAAAATAAAGGTACTAAGAGCTTCATCCGATGATCAAACTCTTTTAGGGCTTCTCAATGTGCAGCAACAGAATTTTGCAGGAACTGTTTTATTGACTGGCCAATTCATTAAAAAAATAGGGGATGGACAAGGAAATATCACAAGCGATACCTATATTATGGAAGGTGGAGTTTTCACAAAGATCCCAGAAGCTAAAACGAACGTTGAAGGAGATGTGGCGCAGAGCGTCGCAGAATACACCATTAAGTTTGCAAATAGCCCAACCGTACGAGCAATCACATAAGGAATGAATTTGTTGGGAGCTACTTGTCAAATGTTGAGAGTTAAGGCCTAAATGTTGGGAGCTGAATAAAATGCAGGAAGTTGAGCTACCTAGTGGTGCGATTTTAAAAATTGGAGATATTCCTTTAAAAGCGGCTAATGATTTAAAAAAAGCCGTGATGAAGGAATTGAAATCCATTCCACTGGAATCCACTAAACAATTAATTGATCTTTATAAAGATTATATTTGTTCTCTTTTTTCATCGGATGAGATTGAAAAATGTCTTTGGGTTTGTATGAAAAGATGTCTCCTCAACACTGGATCAGGAGATTTTAAAATTGAAGAAACTACTTTTGAACCAAGTGAATTAAGAACAGATTTCACAAAAGTTCAATTTGAAGTAGCGATAGCGGTTTTGAAACCTTTTGGTCCAGCCCTCCTTGCCGTGTTACAACAAATGTTGGCAACGGAGGGCGGAAATTTCCTAAAATAGAAATAGATGATTCAATTGAAGATCATCTACTTTGTTTTAGGTTATCAAAAGCAGGTTACGGTTCGGTAAATGAGATCGAGAATTGGGATTTTAAAAAAGTATTGCATGCTCTTGCTTATGAAAAATTCATTGATGATTATGAGTGTGCTTATTTAGAGATGAATAAGGATTAGCAATGGACATTGGAAGCTTATTCCTAAATTTGGGAGTTCGAGGAACCGACAAAACTGTCGGAGCTCTCACCAATGTTAAAAAAGGATTATCTGAAACTGCCTCTCTTTCTTTAGAAGCCAAAGCTGGAATAGTGGGGGCAATATATGCCCTTGAAAGACTATTTGCTACATCTGGAAAAGCAGGAACTAATCTTGCTAATTTTAATGCAGTCACAGGTGAATCGGTTAAAACACTTCAGCAATATCAATATGCAGCAAGGCAAGTAGGAATTAGTAATGAAGATGTAGAAGGATCTTTTAAAGGTCTTCAAAGTGCAATGACAAAAACTTTAATTGGAGAAGGGGCGCCTAAAGGATTAGCACGAGTTGGATTATTAACAGGTGGGATTTCTCAACAAGACATTAAAAAATTTGCTGAGCAGCCTCAGCTTCTTATTCAAAGATTACAAGAGTATTCTAAAAAAGAAACAAATATTGGTTTAAGAAATGAGACTTTAAAATCATTTGGAATTAGTGAAGGGATGATTGCTGCTCTTTCAAGGCAAGCATTTCGCCCTGATGTCTTAAAAAGGGCTCCTACTTATAGCTCTCAAGAAATTGGACAATTAGATAAAGCCAATATTGCATGGAGTAATTTAGGAAATAAAATTGAAATGGCAGTAGGACATTTTAATGCAAAACATGGAGGACAACTCGTTTCTGATATTTCTAAAATTGTGACTCAAGTCATTAAATTAGTAGAAGCATTTACTAAATTATCAGAACAGCTTCATATATTTGAAGTAATTGGAAAAGTGTTTGAAGGATGGAATTTAATTTTAGGAGGAGTAAGTTCAGCTGTTGATTCTATAACTGGCGCAACAAAAACAAGTCCAGGATCAATTTTAGGAAATATTATTAAAACTCCTGCTCAATCTATCATTCCTAATTCTGCAAAAAATAATGCTACTCAACTCATGAATAAATCTGCTGTTCAAAATAACAATGTGAAAATAGATAATCATTTCCAGCATCCAGGGATTGAGCATAAAAAAACAGAACATTCTATCAAACAAGCTGTACAGCAAGCATATCGTCAAATGTCTGCTCAAGCACAAGGGACTTAAAAAATGGCATTGCCTGTCAATTCATCGAGTATCGCAGCACTTTCATCAGCAAGTACTCTGATTGGATCATTGACTAATCTTCTTCTCGCTTCTCCTCAAACTACTCAAGGATATCAACCTAATAATCCACCAGGTTCTACTGGCTTATTATCTCTTTTAACTGGACCTCCCTCAATTCTTTTTCATTATGAGGGAGAACAATCGATTCAAGTAAGTAGTGATATTACAGATCATTTTATTGAAGATAATACTTCTATTCAAGATCAAGTCGCATTGAAGCCCATTATTGTAAATACTCATGGAATTATCGGAGAATTAAACAATGTCCCGCCAGCAGCATTGGCACTCTTACAGCAATCACTCAATACATTAACAGCTGTTGGAGGCTATAGTCCTACGCTGACATTAAGCGCACAAAATGCATATAATAAAGCATTTGCGGCATATCAATTAGCATCCAATGCAACAAATGCTGCTGTTGCAGCTGTGAGTTCAATTTCTGGAAATAGCGGTGAAAGTGTTATCGGATCCAATAATGGAACGATTCAAAAAGTTTCTAATCAAAATAGACAACAAACTTATTTTCAACAACTTTATGGATATTGGCAAAGTAGAACTTTTTTTACCATTCAAACTCCATGGGCTATATTTCAAAACATGGTCATTCTTTCATTGAATCCTGTTCAAAGTGCGGATGATCGAATGAGTACAGATTTTGGTGTTACATTTAAACAAATTAATATTGCTTCAACTGCTCTTTTAGGACCTGTTCTTCAAGGAAGTGGAAGAAATATTACTCAATCAGCACCTGTTCAAAATAATGGTGTAACAGCTGTAAATCCAGGCGGCCCTAGTGTTTCTACCGGACTTACAAATATGGCGGGATCACCTTAATGTATATCATTAATAATCTCACTTCAGCGCCTCTTCAGACACAAAGTATTACTTTGCCAGATAGCACAATTGTTACGATTACTCTTTATTTTGTTCCTTTACAAACTGGATGGTTTTTAACCAATCTTACCTATAATTCATTTGTGTTAAATGGATTAAGAATTTGTAATAGCCCAAATATGCTTTTACAATTTCAAAATCAAATCCCTTTTGGAATGGCATGTTATTCTACAAATAATATAGAGCCTATGCAGCAAGAAGATTTTTTATCAGGGGCATCACAACTTTATATTTTAGATCAAACAGAAGTACGGGAGTTTTATACTTATTTACAAACAGGATCAGTATAAATGGATAAATTTGGAAGAAATTATATTTTAACCGTAACGGGAGGTAATATTATTGGTGCTTTAATTATTACTCTTCCATTTACAATTGAATTCGATATTACAAGAAATACATTAACATCTGCTAACGTTTGTCAAATCAGAATTTATAATTTATCACTTACAAATAGAAATGCTTTAAGAAAAAATGTTACGAGTTATGCTCTTCCATTATTGAATATTGTTTTACAAGCAGGATACGGGGTAAATCTTCCTATTATTTTTACAGGCAATGTTTCTCAAGGTTGGTCAGTCAGAGAAGGAATTAATTTCATTACTCAATTAGAATGTTTTGATGGAGGATTTTCTTTTATTAATTCTAATACAAATGTAACAATTCCTGCAGGAACTCCTTATCAATTTGTAATCGCATCTTTGATTCAATCTATGGCACCTAATGTAATTCCTGGTGCTATTGGCAATTATCCAGGAGTAGCTCCTAAACAAATTACTTATTCTGGAAATACGATCGATATTTTAAATCAACTTACAGGAGGAGGATTTTTTATCGATAATGGAAAAGGAAATGCATTAGGAGATAATGAATATTCATTATCACGTCCTCCATCTTTGATTAATGCTTCAACTGGTCTTTTAAATACTCCTATTTTAGAACAGAATATTGTGCGGTTTGATATGATGTTCGAACCTTCTTTAACTATTGGAACAGGTATTTCTTTATTCAGTTCGACTGAAGCTACTTTTAATGGATTTTATAAAATTACATCTGTAAAACATCGCGGTATGATTTCTCAAACAGTTTGTGGAGAAGTCATTACTACAGGAGAATTTTTTTCTCTTCAAACACAAACTCCGGTGGCTCCAAGTGGCACTTAATACAATTCAACAAAATCTCATTCCTAATGAACCTCATTTAATCGATTTATTGAATTTATTTAAAAAACAAATCTTTCTTGATTTTAATTGTCATCATATTGGAACGATTCATTCTTTTAATGCAATAAATCAAACTGCAACAGTAAGTATTAATTATGTGAAAACACTTTTTAATTTCAATCCTATAACTGGGAGCTATGAATCCACTACGACAAATTACCCGATTACTGCAGAAGCTCCTGTTATTTGTTTAGGAGGTGGTGGAGGTGCGCTCACTTTTCCTATTTCAGCAGGAGATGAATGCCTAATCCTTTTTAATGATCGAGATTTGGATAATTGGTTTGTAGGAGGGACTGGATCCCCTAATGGAACAGCAAGGCTTCATTCTTTTGCAGATGCGATTGTTTTAGTAGGATTAAGATCTCTTCCTAATATTCTTTTAAATTATGATACAACACGAGTGAGCTTAAGAAATGGGACGTTAGGAACTACAACTGTAGGAGTAGGGGAAACATTGATTAAAATTGCTAATGCAACAACAACATTAAATACTCTCTTACAATCTTTGATCACGAATATTGAAACCCTTGTGACAGCAACCGCAGCTATTACAGTTACAGGAGTAACTCCTGGATCAGGTGTGAGCGGACCTCCTGCAAATGCGGCAGTCATTACAGCAATTAATACAACATTAGCTACTTTATCTGTGCAGATTGCAGGGCTATTAGAATGATTGTACGCGCACTTGATTCAAATAATGATTGGACCTTTGGAGCATCATTAAATAATTATAAAAGTGCGAATCTTGCTGTACAGCAAAATATCCAAACAAGACTCAGTTCTTTTATCGGGAATTGTTTTTTTGATATGGGAGCAGGAATCAATTGGTTTGGATTTTTAGGGTCTAAAGGAAGTAATAATAACATTCAACTCAGTTTAGCAATATCTGCAGTGATTTTAAATACAACAGATGTATTAGGACTTTTACAACTTAGTTTTAATATCAATTCATCCAGACAATTTTCAATTAGTTATCAAGTGCAAACTTCATATTCAGTAACTGGATCGAGTTTCATTTATGATCTTGGTGGGAGTAATTAATTATGCCCAATAGCCTTGGCCCATTAGGTTTAACAACAGCAACACAAGCAGAACTTTTAGCTAACTTAACTGCATCCATGCAGGCTCTTTATGGATCAGATATTAATCTTTCTTCTGATACACCAGATGGGCAGCTCATTAATATTTTTAATCAATCACAACTTGATGTTCAAGATCTTTTGACACAAGTTTATAATTCATTTGATCCTGATAATGCCATTGGAGTTGTTTTAGATCAGCGTGTTGCGATTAATGGAATTCAAAGACAAGGTGGAACTTTCACGGTTACAAATATAACTCTTGTAACCAGTCAATCTGTCAATCTCTATGGCTTAGATCAAACTGTTCAACCTGTTTATACTCTTTCTGATAATGCAGGAAATCTTTGGGAATTAATGACGACACAATTAGGTGTCTCAGTTGGAACAAATGTATTTGCATTTCAAGCTGCAAATCCAGGAGCAATTGTTTCACTTCCAAATACAATCACGATTCAAGTGACTATTGAATTAGGAGTCACATCTGTCAATAATCCTACTACTTATACTACTTTAGGAGTGAATGCAGAATCAGATGCTAATTTAAAATTAAGACGGCAACGATCTGTCTCGATTGTTTCTCAAGGTTATTTAGCAGGACTTCTTGCTACATTACAAAATATTCCAGGAGTAACATCTGCTTTTGTATATGAAAATGATACCGATACAACTGATGCAGATGGAGTTCCTGGGCATTCGATCTGGGTGATTGTTGCTGGAAGTGCGACTGCCTCTGCTATTGCAACAGCAATTTATCAAAAAAGAAATGCTGGCTGCGGAATGTTCGGTCAAACCAGTTACACATTAACTCAAGTGAATGGGACATTATTCACGGTTTATTGGGATGATGTTCAGCCACAAAATCTTTTCATAGAATTTACAGCAACCTCTATTAATGGATCTGCGCAGCCTATGATCGCAGCTATTTTAGCAGGATTACCTACATCATTTGTTCCAGGTGTTTTTCAAGAAGTGAATATCAATGCTTTAGCAACAGCTATTCAAGCAATTGATCCAAATACACTTGTAACAAATGCAGGGTTTAGTGTCGCACAAACTCAAATTGCTACTCTTTCTGGTGTAGCAGCTAGTGGAACATTTGAAATTAATTATAATGGAAACACAAGTGCTGCGATTAATTGGAATGATTCTATTTCAACGATTCAAACCAAAGTACAAGCTGTGACTGGATTATCTTCTGCTCTTGTAACTGGAAGCATTGCAAGTCAAACTTTAACCTTTAATCTAACGGCTATTGCTGATGTTCAAGGATTGCTTTATGTCACAAGCAATTCTTTAATGACGTCAGCGCCTGCTGCAATTACTTTTTCTTTTAATGAAAGATATTCCAATACTTTAACGCCTTCCAAAAAAGATGAACAATTTGCCGTATCAGTTGCCAATATCATTATCCTTCCAATGATATTATCACCGACTACTTCAAGTGTGGCACCCTTAGCAAATGAAACATTTACTGGATTAGGAGGATATGCTCCATTTACTTATTCTATTTCTATTAATAATTCAGGAGGAAGCATTAATGCTTCATCTGGAGTTTATACTGCAGGATCAACGGGATCAGTAACCGATACCATTTTAGTTGTGGATGCTTTTGGGAATAGTGCCACAGCAACAGTTCAGGTAACTTAAATGATTACATCTGTTCAAAAATTAAAAATGAAATTAAAGTTAGAAGAAGAAACTAGATATGAAAATATTGGGTTTACTATTCGACAAGTAGGAATCGGAGACGGAGTTCAATTCACATCTCTTCCTGAAAACTTTTTTAAAGCAACCGGTAAAAAATTAATCGATCTTTCTCAGCCTTGGTATTTAGATCATAATCCTTACACCATTCGTGATCCTAACATTGTTCCTAAAAAAACAATTGAGCTTTGGAATTATCCAAAAGTTTATGAATGGAATCCTCCGCGCAATAGCGTTTATATGACGAATGCAGAGATTCATTGTTCTGTTTTAGGAATTACTCATCCGACTGTAATTCGTCCTCAACTTTATCAATTTGAACATTATCCATTTTCATTAAGAATGAAGATTCTTTTTCACGCATGTGGAAGAAGTCATGGACCACTTCCTGATCATGTGATTAAGCATGTGATTGAAAAATATAAACATACTGGGAATCTTTATCAAATTGGTTTGCCAGGAGATCCAGATTTAGGAATTCCAAGAATTCATACACCTACTTTATGGGATTTAGTTAAAGTCATTTCAGAAGCAAGGATGTTGATTGGTGTGGATTCAGGTCCTGCGTGGATTGCTGCTTGTTATCCTGATGTAGTGGTAAAAAAAGTCAGAATTAGATTTCAATTTGGATATTGCGAACCTAAAGACTGGGTTCCATTAGATGTTAAGAATGAACATAGTTTTTGGGATGATCAAAGTTTATTCCAAATCTATAATTGTTTTGAAGAAGACTGTGGTTTTACTCAAAGTTACAGGAAATTATAAATGACTACTTTGGAGCTTTTACAATATTATGCTTCACTTTTGATTTTCCAATATCTTTCAAAACCAAAAGCTTATGGAACCATAGAAGCTGTTGTTCAAGGCATGATCATGCCACAAACCACTACTCAATCCATTACTTTTTCTATTGCTCCAACCACTGGAACTTTTGTTTTATCTTATAATGGCAATAATACCGTAACAATTAATTGGAATGATTCTGTATCTACAATTCAAAGTGACCTTCAAGCATTATCCGGACTTGCTTCTGTTACTGTTTCAGGATCAATCGCTTCATTACAATTAGTAGTTACATTTACAGGAGTGACTCCTCCTGCATTAACATTAGTAGTTGAATCAAATTCTCTGGTTGCAACAGGAATTCCCGTTACTATTACGATTACTGAAACTGATTTAACTCTTCCACTAGCAGTACAAAATGCATTTAACTTGATTGGAGATAATCCTGCTCAAGGAGTTCAGCTGGATGTTTTAGGTAAATATGCAGGAGTGACGCGAACAGGAGCGGGACTTAATGGACAACCTATTACACTAGATGATTCAGATTTTTTAGTTTTTATTCAAATGGCTATTGTTCAAAATAATAATGGATCATCTCTTTATGATATTGTGAGTGTTCTTTATCAATTTTTTGAAACTGAAATTATTGTCATTGATTCGACTCAGATGTTACTCACTTATCTGATTTCAAACATTGCAAGTTCAAATCTAGTCCAGCTTTTTATCACGGAAAATCTCTTGCCTCATCCTATGGGAGTGGGAGTTGTTGTGATTTATGCTCCAATCATTAATGCATTTTTTGGGTTCATTACTTATGAAAATCCAACACAACCCGCATCAACAAGGCCTTTCAATGGTTATTCATCTTATCAAACCGATTGGCCGTGGTTATCTTATCAAGATAGTTATAATATATGAGGAATAAATTATGAGTAGATTAACAAGATACACTCAAAAGATATTTGGATCTAATGCCAGTGCAAATCAAATGGCTCAATATGGAAGCTTAGCAGCAAGTGCTCCTATGCTTTATAGTGGATCTACGATTACACCTACTATTGTGCAATCATTAGGTGAATATTTAGATGGATGGTTTTCTGCAGTCATCGCACAAAATAGTCCAGCTATTGAAGACATGAATGCTCTTTTTTATTTATTTGCTTATCAATTGACTTATCTCATGCAAGTAGGAATTCCAGAATGGGATTCAGGCACTACTTATTATACCGGAGATATTGTTCAATCATCTGGGGTGATCTATGCTTCTTTAACAAATTCTAATTTAAATAATGCAATAACTGATGGAACGAATTGGACATCATCACAATCTGCTGGACTATTGACACCTAATGCAGTTCCTTATGCAACCGGGATGACTTTATCAGCAAATGAAAGTATGACATGGCCTAACATGTCTATTGGATCAGGACAAACTGTTGTAGTACCGAATAATGCCACTTTAATTGGAATAACAAAAATAGTCGTCAGTGGAACTGGAATGCTTCAAGCAACAGGAACTGGCGTAATTAGAATTATATAGGAGGATTTATGGCAGGAACACTTCAAGTAGATACAATCATTAATTCGTCAGGGACAGGATCTCCCACTTTCCCAAATGGGCTTTCTTATAATGGATATACAGGAGGGGCTGCTTTTGGAGCTGGAATTGTAGGGCAAATTTTAAAATCTATTGTATCTGGAATCAATGCAGGATCATCAACTGTTACTTCTAATGTAACTTCTTTAATATTATCTGCAGGTTTTTGGTTAGTTTCTGCAGGCGCTTCAGTAAATAATGGAAGCAGCACACTTCTTTCTAACAATAACGTAGAACTTTCTCTTTCATTATCCAATAATTCTCTTACTGGAATTATAGGTACAGGATATGATCAACTTTCTCTTATTTTAACAGCTAATGCAAGTGCAGGAGGATCAGTTGTTTCATTAACAATACCACCTCAAATTGTAAATATTAGCACAAACACAACTATTTATTTAAATGCAAATGTTGCTTATTCTACTGCAACTCCATCATGGTCAGGCGGAATTTATGCAGTCAGAATTGCTTAATTTTCAATTAAAAATTATGGATTTTTAAAATGATCATGAATGCTTATGAACCCGTTATTCTTTCTTCTTCTTTAAAATATGATATTCCCAGTGAATGGGTAAAAGGAATTATCACGCAAGAAAGTAATTGGGATCCATTTGCAGTAAGATATGAACCTACTTATTCATATCTTTTTCATGTATCTGAATATGCCAATCGCTTAGGGATTTCCATTCAAACAGAAACTCAATGCCAAAAGATGTCATGGGGGTTAGGTCAACTCATGGGAGCTTTAGCAAGAGAGCTAGGTCATCAAGGACAAATGGGTTTGCTTTTTGATCTGAATATTAATATCGATCTTTTATCAAAACGGTTGGCACAACTTAAAAAAATCTCACCTATTCCCGATGATGTCTTCGCTATGTATAATGGAGGTCCAGGAGCATTAAAGAAAGTAAATGGAAAATATACTAATCAATCCTATGTAGATTCTGTGAAAAAGAATTTGATGAATCAAAATTGAGATTGATCTGTTTCTTTCCAACGCGTGGATTCATCTAATGGATTTGGAATCATTTGATGATTTCCTAAAAGATCGGAATCGATTCTTGGAATAGATTCATGAGAATCAGGCTCATTATCTATAGTAAAGTAGATCACGCCGCATGATGTTTTATGTTCGAAAAGTTTCATAAAAATTAATTTGACTTTTTATCTCATCTGTTAAAAATTGAAAAGGGGTGATTTCATGTGGACATCCATTTTCTCTGCAATTGCTGCAGTTCCTCAATTAATTGATACATTAGAAAAATTTGCTCAATGGCTGATTTCTGAAATTAATTCTATTAAACAAAAGCAAGAAACAGCAAAGCTCGATGCTGCAGTTACAAAAGCTGAATCAACAAAAGACACATCAGGCTTAGATGCTGTATTTGATCCAAATAAGAAGCAATCATGATTTTTGATAAAAGAAATTTAAAATATTCTTTTATTTGTTTTTTTTTAGGATTAGGGATTATTTTTTTGATCATTACTTCTCCTGGATGTGATGATTCGATTCCTGCCATTGATGTCTCTTTCTGGGCTGGGAATTCA